TTAGCAGCATCTTCACCAACTGCTTCTATTAAAGCTTCTTGATTTGCTAAAACTTCTTTTGGATTAACTTGAAGATTAACATTTAATAATAAATTGTTTTTAATTTTAGTTTTAGCTTTAACTAATTTATCAAATGCCTCTTTACCAATATATGCAGCAGCAGCTTTGTTATTAATTAATTTTTCAAAAGCAACAGTACCAATAGCCATCTCTGCCTGGTCCTTACTTATCATTTGGTTAATTGCTATATCAAAACTTTCTCCTAAACTTAATTTAAAATCACTAATATTGTTTTCAACAATTTGACTATTTAATTTTGGAACTAGCAAAGAGGATTTTTCTGCAAGCTTACTTTTTAATAATCTTTGAACTGGAATACTTTGACCTTCAAAAAATGATTTAAAATTACTAGGCTCTAAATCTTTAATTAATTTATTAGGTGCATCTGTATCTCTGCTATCTTTATATTTAGAATATTTTTTATCTATTTCTAAAGATAAGGCTGGTATTGCTTTATTATAATTATTGGTATCTTCAATAGCATACATATCCTTTTGGATAGCAGCGATTGATTTTGCAACAGAGGATATAGCATTGCCTCTCTGTGTTGCTAAACTTAATGGTAAAGCAAGAGTTGATGTTCTTGGTGTTGCACTTTCTGCAACTTTAGAATTGCTGTTAAATATTTCTAATTTTGCCATTATGTAATAACTAATCTTCCAGCTTGTTGAGATTGAGATCCCATTGATAATAAACTTCCTAGAGCTGCCATATACTGTGTGTTAGCTGTCATCTTACCTTTAAATTCTTCGCCTCTACCTCTAGCTTCAATTAATAAAGATTGATTGATTTGATCGGTTACAGCAACTTTAGAATTATAATCTGCCATTGCTAAATCAAAAGATTGCAATTGTTTATTTTTAAGACCAACTAAAAATGGAGTAGTACCTTCTCTAAACTCTGCACCAGTATTTAAAGCATCAACAAAAAATTTTGAGTATTGTTGATCTTGAAGATCTAGCAATCTAGGTTTTTCAACTGTCTTATAAATTTCTTCTCTTACTGCTGCTTTCTTTGCCTTTTGTAGATTAGCTTGTTGGTTATAAACACTTTGATTATATTTACCTATTGCTTTAGCTGATTGTGCTGCAGCTATATTACCTAGAAAACTCATATATCTTTGCCATCCTATAATAGTTAGTTTGGTCTGGACCATACATGGTCATCAAACCTTCTTTTTTTAAACCAAGCCATTCGGCAAACCGAACACCAGTTATAAATTTTTCTTTGACTGCTGTTTGCAATCTCCAAACTTCATTGTTCTTACAGAGAAGATCTAATCTTTTCTTGACCGCAGAAGCTGCTTTAATTTTATTGTTGTGAACTCCTTTACTTGCCATAACCCAACCTTCAGCAACTCCATCCCATAAAGGAATGATGCCACCAGCAAGGATAGGATTATTGTCAGCCAATAAAGTGAATGAAAGACCAAACACTTTAGTATCAATTCTAGTCTCTGTGTAACTCGCATCTATATCCATCAATTCATGGTTTAAACCAAACTCAACCATTTGATCGCCATGATTTTTTTCGTAAGGAACTATTTTAAAATTAGCCATCCGATGTAACTAAAGTAGGATAGATTGATAATACTGAACAAGGCAAAGGCTGGTCTTGTTTAATAAATATAAATCCATCTGAATTATAGTCATCATTAAATTCAATTTCTTTATCACCTTCAATAAGTGTATCTACTGGAGAAGATAAATTGCTAGAGGTTGTTCTAAAAGGAATTGTCTCAAGATTAGATAATGAAGGTCCAACTTTTACACCAACAGTTTCAAATAATCTTAAAACAACTTTTGAAATTCTTTTTGTTTTACCTTGTGAAGTTCCTTCTGCAGCTCCACCTTCAATTCTCATAGTTTGTAAAACACTATCGTAAGATAATCCAACACATGCTTTAGTAACTGCTCTGTCTAATGTGATTGCACCAGAGCTCACAGTTTTATTTGCATGGACAGATCCATCTGCCAGGATAGATACTGATTGACCTTCTAAATGCGATAAACCAGATAAAGTAGTTGTAGATCCGCCAGAGTAGGTGAGGTGACTATCTAAAAATTTAAAATCTTCAGCTGATGCTTCGTCAAATTCAAAATCAGAAAAACATTCTACATATCTTTTAGTTGCACCATTAATAGTTCTTTTTACAATTACCCAAACTTCATCTTCAGTTAAAACACCAGATATACTAGCAACACTTTCACAAACAGCATTTCCACTTCCAAATGCACCACCGAAAATATGTCTTGTCCAGGCGACAACACTTTCTGATCTTTGATAAGTTAAGGCTGCTAAAACTCCATCATCTCTAACACACCAAACAATACTGCTTGGTTCTTGTTGAAATGCCATTTCATTAATTCCAGATTTAGTAACTGTATCATTTAAGATGCAAAGGTCTGGAGCAACATAACTATCACTATCAAAATTATATTGTAGTTCTCTAATTTTTCTTTTTGCTTTTTGTAAAAACAATATGGCATTTCCAGCTGTGACCGCATCCACATTAGAAGATCCATAAGAACTTTGTTTTTTAATTGTTACATTCGTTGGAGTAATACTTGCATCAGTACCATCAGCTGAAACTGTAAATTCACCTCCAGTTGTACCTACAACTAAAGTTCTTTGTGCCTTTAAATACTTAATCGCATTAACTTGATTTGATGCAATGGTATAAATCATAGCATCATCTGCATTCGTTCCTGTTGTAAAATTTTCATAATCACCAGCTTTAGAAAACCATAAAGTTTGAGGATTATTATTTGTGCCAGCAAAAACTAATCTTTGTTCATAAAAACTTACAGAGCTTGGTCTGTTATCAGATCCAGTAATTCCTGGAGATGGAGATCCACCAAATGAAACTGTTGCAAGTGTCCAAGATGTGTGTCCAGTTCTACTTAGTTTTTTTACTGGATGATTTGGATGACAAATGTACATCACATCAGCAGATTGTGCGAACTTAATATCAAATAGTTCTGCTTCTAAATAAGGTGATGATATTTCATAAGGAACACCACTAGATAATATTTGTCCTTTGTCTTTAAAAAATCTTATGTACTGATCGCCAAATTCTAAAATATAAGTTTGAGTAGTTGAGAACTCAAAAGGTATTAATCTTGTTTTTTTAGAACTATCTTTTACCTCTGCAATAAATTGAGTTCCAACTCTTCTAGTTGCAGCTCCTTGTGGATGAATTAAAAAATTCTCTAAAGTTTTTGCTGCTGAAGAATATTTATCAAAGTCAGTTCTACCAGTTAATTTATTTCCAAACTCTCCAGATACAAAAGAGGTTAAAGCTAATGTCGTTCTTGGCATATTTTTCTAAAAATTTCTTGTTGGCTCAATCCTTGTTCTTCTCTTTTACATTTAGAAGTAGGATCAATTTCATGTTCGTTAATAATCTCTACTAATGCGTAACGATAAACTTTAGTGTCATCTCCCCATTGAAAATGAAGAAGTGATTTAGGTTCAGAATATTTTTCTAGTAATCTTGGATCAAAAGCCGATTTGGTCATTATAATCTAGCATCTGTAAATTCAGAGCTTTCGATAGTTCCTAATGAGTTTTCTGTTGCATCAATAAATCTTGCTTCTCTTAATCTCTCATCTGCTCTAACCATATATTTATCAGCTAGTGTTGCATTGTTAGTTACAGCATAAGCTAAGTCTGCTGCTAATTGATGAGATATACTTTCTTGTAAATAAGTATCGTATTCGTTTGGATCAGTAATTTTTGCAATATAAATTAAAAAAATAGTTCCTTCGTTAGTCACTATATTTTTGCCTTCAATTTTATAATCTATATCGGATTGAATACTGTCAGTAGCACCATTGTGAACTTTTAAAACTCTTAGACAATCTGAAGGTAAAGCATAAGCGAAGGAATATTCAACGACTGGTGCTGTACTGTTTTGAGCAAGTTCAACTCTTTTATGCAAACAGTTCCAAGCATGAGATCTAAATACTCTATTTCTTACTGGTTCATATCTTTGATTACATAATCTAGCATTTTTTGTATCTTCCGTTAATGCTGATATTGTTGATGCTCCAATTAGATTGAGAGCTGAATTACAAATATTTACTACACTAGCCATTACGTTATATTTACCTCTTTACATTGAAATTTAATTGCAAGCATTTCTGCTTCTATTCTTGGTCCATACAC